GTTCGTTGTGTGCTGGACGTATAAGAAGAAAAGATATTGTAAGAAAGTACCTTGCAAATGCAAGAAGCTTCCGACAATACGCTTTCCTACTATTGGCGGCCTGCCTGCTGGATTCAGCGGGTCAGGCAAGACAAGGAAGCTCGAATAAACTATCCGAGCCTCCCAACGTTGAATGAGAAGCTGCCAAACAAAGGCGGGGTCTGTATGATTATGGAGGAAAGAACCACATGAGTGGGATCCAGAATAGCCATATCGAGCTAGTTCTCGGCTTGTGCCTAGAAATGCTCTCAGACCTGAGCGTAACGCTCACTTCCGTAAGGGAAACAATCCCAGGCTTACATCCTCTAAAGGACCGGAATATTCCGGTGTCCCTTAGCAGGGATGGCGCGACCTTAAAAAGGCGCGTTGCCTGTGAAGGTATTCAGTATTTGACTATCACGATGCCTAAGCTAGGCAAGTGGCTAGACAAAATGCTGAATGACGGGCAAGTCTACGAACAGCCTGAAGGGTTCGCACCCTTCGCTGTAGCAGGTTACCCGATCTTCCTCCAGTCTTACTGGGAGTTGCTTTGGTATTACCAAACAACTCCCCAGCAACCTGGAACGGATTTTGAGGCACGGCTCGCCCTTGCTACCAAGCAAGTACGAACATTCCTCTATTGCTTCTACAAGCTAGAGGTACCATACTCTCGTGAAAAGGAATGCATTGCGATTTCGCAATTCGTCCAAAACGACGATGAATGTGGTATCCCCTGGTCTGCGCATGCGCAGGCTGTAGTAGAGGATGCAAGGAACATTCTTGAGGAATGTCTTGAAGGGTTCGACCCTAAAGATATTTACCCCAAGCATGGACCAGGAGCCGTGGCGACCGGTGAGAAGGCTGAACAGAAATGGAGCTTCTCCAATCTGTACGAGCGTCTTCACCGCGAATACCCTTATTACATTTATATGTATGGGGTTCGGGAGAATGGAAATGCTATACACCTCGCTGCTGAAGTTCAGCAGTATCGTCAAATGCGTAGGGGACTTGATCCGACTTCTAAAGTCGTCCTGGTCCCTAAGGATTCGCGTGGCCCAAGAACAATATGTTCTGAGCCTCTCGAAATCCAATACATTCAACAAGGTGTCGCGTCGGCGCTTACGGCATTTATTTGCCGGTCACCGTACACGAAGGGCCAAGTAAACTTCAACGATCAAGGGATAAATGCAAATATCGCTCTGACTTCAAGTCGGACACGAGAGTTTGCGACCCTTGATCTGAAGGATGCTTCGGACCTTGTTAGCCTGGAGCTGTTTAAAAGTGTTTGGCCGGAGTTTCTCCAGCCAGCATTTTTAGCAGCGCGTTCCAGCCACGCAATGCTCCCCACGGGGGAGATTCGCCTTCTGAAGAAATATGCTCCAATGGGATCAGCGCTATGCTTTCCCGTTGAGAGTATGATCTTTTGGGCCGTTTGCGTGTCCGCAGTCATGAGAAGTGCTGCGGTACCATTCAACGTCGCGAGAACTCGCGTATATGTTTTTGGTGATGACATTTGTGTCCCCACCAAGGATGCATACGCGGTGATTCATGCACTTCAGTGTGTTGGCCTTACGGTTAATACTGAAAAATGTTGCATGAAATCGAGCTTTAGAGAAAGTTGTGGAGTCGATGCCTGGAATGGCTTCGACGTTACACCACAGCGAATCAAAAAGCTCCCGGGACTGAGACCCTCAAATGGGCTTGGCCTTGTGGCGTGGGCGGCTTACGCTGCCCGTTTTTATCGTGCAGGAATGCACGAGACCTCAAGGTACATTCGTGATCAAGTCCGTTCGGTCCTCGGTGATGTTCCCATCACTGATAGGCCGGAGGCCTTTATCTCGTTTGTTATTCCAGAACTAGCTGAAGGGCATAAAGCCTATAAGCTAAAGTGGGATCACAAGCTACAATCGTTTCGTGGCTATTTATGGTGCGTGTCTAACAAGACTCGCCCTATAGTCATTGACCCTTGGAAAAGGCTTAATCGGGACCTTTTGGACCCGCTTAAGGATTGTTCCCCAGATGAGGTGGTGGTGCCTAACGCCACTAAAATTAAGAAACGGTGGGTTATCGCTTACCCGAAAGGCAGCGAGAATCCCTTAGCTTCTGTTTCTTAGAAGGTTAGGTAAGGGAAAG